ATGAAATCTTGGAAAAGGTCTCTCAACTCTTGGTGGATAAACCCATTTGGGCACGCGAAGAACTTATCAGTGTCTTGCGACCGTATACGCGTGAAGTGGTGTTGTATAATCTTCAACAAGCCATCTCCTCTGGATTCCGATTCAAGGATTCCTTTGGTCGTCCGAGTTTATTGGAGTCACGTGGAGACTTGTATGCACTTGCAGCCATTGGAACTCCGAATGAAACGATGGTCGAACGCACGACGGAACCGCCTGTGCGTGGAAACATCGACTTACCCGAAGTCAAGCAAGATACAGGTCTTTCAGAGATTGCGTCCGACCTCTTGGATGTGAAACGAGCTGCATTCACCTTTCCAGGCGATGCAACCACTCGCTTTTCAGAGCAAGTCTTGAACGGATACATCTTTGACCATGTCTTCACAGACGGTGAGAAACGAGCCTATCTCAAAACACATCCCTCCCTTCCGTTTGCGTCACGATTGTATGTCGAAGGAACAGACTACATCGTGCTGGGCAAAGACACCTTTGAACCGCCTGAACCGCCCATCGGAGATGACCTGACGGCGTATCGAGCGTGGAATGCCGCACTGTTGACTCGATTCATTGAACAGAAAGATACCTTGTTTGCGTCGTTGAAGAACGGTAAGCTTACCATCAGCAAGATGTCTGTGGAAGGAGACACCATTACCCGCAAGCGAGAGAAGGGAAGCAAGAAGTTTGAGCCCATTGTGTGCGATACCGGCGAGAACACCACGGGAACTATGAACTCCTTTGCAACCTTTATAGATTCAAAAGGTGTAGGATTGCCTAAAGTCGGAACCAAGGGAATGACCGGACCGCAGCGATGTGTGTATATTGAATTACTGTGCCGCGAAGAGCATAACTGTGTCTGGATTACACCCGAAGAACTTGCAGTGCTCTACGATGGAAAAGCATCCAAAGGACAAACACCTACGAATCAAGATGTGTTTACGGAGGCATTTAGAAAATGAATTCAAACCAGTCAATAAGTAGACTGTATGAGTGACCCACTGTTTGAACGACGCGAACTCGTGCGCAATGTCCATATTGATTCTCGATTCCTCCAGCGAAATATCCAAGCCAGTTTGGTCGCACAATTGAGGATGAAGTATGAAGGAATCTGTTTATCGGAAGGATATGTGAATGAAAAAAGCATTACAGTCATTGAACATTCATTGGGTCGTGTGAACTACATCAAGGGTGGATTAGAATATACAGTCAAGTTTCAAGCAGATTTATGTATGCCTCATCCAGGACAAGTGTTTCGTATGCCGGTCGTCCTCAAGAGCAAGTTGGGACTACACGCAGAATCAAAACCTATCAAAGCACTACTTCCTCGTGACCTTCACATTGGAATCACAGACTTTGAAGAAGTCAATGAAAAGGAAGAGATTGAATACGAAGTGGTCGGTGCACGATTCCAACAGGGTGATGAGTCAATTGTCGTGCTAGGCAAGTTGCGAAAGATCGTTCAACCCGCACAAGAGACCGCCGAAGCACCTGTTGCAGACATGCCGATGTTAGCTGCTCCGGTTGGAAAGGAAGACACAGCTGTGAAGAAGGTGACTGTGGATTTAGCTGCAACGAAAGGTCCAGAGGCACCGCGGAAACGAAAGGTCAGATTGAATCCAGAGGCAAAGACAAATGAAGCGCTCCCAGAAGGAAAAGCTTAAGGAACAACTGGATAAACTAGACGCACAAGAGCATGGTCAGATTTTTGACATTATCAAGCGATATACCGACAACTTCACAAAGACACAAACAGGTGTGCTCGTCTCTTCCGATGTCTTATCCGATGAATGCTTGATTGAAATCGAAAAAAGGGTGGCGTATTACCTAGACCAACGTAAGATGGACTTTAACCGAAAGCAATGAGACCTTTTTTGGTCACAAGGAATCCAGTCGCATGTCCCTCTTTGGTTCGTGAACCTGGCTGCACAAAGTAGTTGTGTTCATGATACAAGGTATCAATCAATACATAGCGAGGTTCACCGACTTCGTCAATGAGGTAACCCCTAGCATAGGCTTGAATACGCTCGACGAGTAGGGAAGGTCCAAGAACGCCCATTGTAGGTAAGTTTGACTCCTCCAATTCTTTGAGTAACGATAGTAGTTGCTCCATTGAAACCATCCACTTTTCAAACGCGAAGATTCGTTTTGAAAAAACGGACGGAATTGCCTCCATGTAGAAAGATAATATGGAGACTCTCATTCCTTCGTCTGTCCAAAAGGACATTCAAGAGTTAGTCTCAATTGCAGCAAAAGATACACACGCAGAACTCGAAATCAAAGTCCTTGCAGGTCAGATACAGACCAAGGACACTGCCGACCGAATCGTCAAAGCCATTGAAAGTGTGACGCTCGGCGAATCAACCGACCAACACCGCGCAACCTTTTCATACTCGGATGGATTGCGCGTCTCGGTGTTTGGACCTGAAAACATCCACAAAGTTTGTAGCACTAGTAGTTTCCGTGGCGTACCTCTGTCCGTAGAACGAAAACGCAGATACTTTGATGCGATGAAGAACGAATCGACCAAGGATATGATTGATATCCCTGAAGTAAGACTACGCTTCACCCTACGACATGAAGAACCACTTCGTAAAGATTTCAGTGGCTCACCGATGGATTCAGCATCTCATGTCCGTATTCTTCACCGCAAGTCATGGACAACCACAGATAAGATGTTACGCATCGACTTGTCGCAAGTGAAGACCAAGTTGAAACAACATAAGAGCTTTGCAGAGGTTCTTCGTCAAACACCTACCTATGAACTCGAGATTGAGGTGATTGATAAGAAAGCAACTGCAAAAGCGGTAGTTGAATCCATGCTCCGAACCGTTGAACCGTTGTTGGCAGCCTTCCAGCAGTCTGCGTTCCTTATCACGGAATCGGACCTTCAACGTTACCGAATGGACTTGGAATCCACTAAGATGCGCTTCATCAATCCAGTGACGATGGAACGCCGTCACATTCTTGCAGACAGACCCAACAACATTCTCACAGGTTATACGGTTACAAATAAAGCCGATGGTGAACGATGCTTCTTGGTCGTCGCACGAGACAAGCATGTTCTTCGTTGGTCACGCGATGGGCGTATTGCGTGGACGGGATTGGTTGCGACCAAGGATACACATGTAGGAGACATTCTCGACGGTGAATACCTTCATGACCGCAATCTCTACTGTATCTTTGATGCCTACCATTTCCGAGGCAAGAACCTTCTTCGTCTTCCTCTCATGACCACCGATGAAGATGTGACCAAAGACCCCTTGAAGAGTCGTCTAGGATGTACACATCTGTTCGTAGAAGACCTCAAGAAAGACTTTACGACTGCGTCTGCACGAACACCGTTACGCATTGAGACCAAGCTGTTCCTTGCAGGCAATGGACCGGCAATGGAGCAAGCGATTCGAACGATGTTGGATACACAGTTCGAGTATCCAACCGATGGTCTTATCTTCACACCTCGTGCATCACCCGTAGCACCGATTGGAGAGCGTAAAGGAGATACCTGGTTACATGTCTACAAGTGGAAACCTGCAAGTCAGAACTCCATTGACTTCTTTGTGACCTTCAAGATGGGTGAAAGCTATGACCCAGTGCTCGCACAACGAGTCGTGCGTGGAAACCTGTTCATCTCCCGTAGTCCAGGGTCAGACATTGTGTATCCCTGCGAGTCATTGACCGGTGAATACAAGGCACCGGATATTCCAGCCGAAATGCGTGTTCTCTCAGAAACGCGTGACCGAGCTCCATCACCCTTTCAGCCCACTGCACCCAAAGCACCCGATGCGTATCAAATCTTGATTCCAGTCAATGCAAAAGGTATTCCAGTCGATGAAGAAGGAAATCGTATTGAAGACAAGACTATCATTGAATGTTCACGAGATGTCGAGCGTGGACGATGGAAAGTCATGCGAACACGCTACGATAAGACCTACCAGAACCGAGTGTTGAACCAACCCCAGTTTGGGAATGACATTCAAGTCGCAGACTCTATCTGGACGAACATCCACAATCCAGTGTCCGAAGAGATGATTCGCACAGTCCAAAGCAGTCCTCCCAGCGATACCTTTGAAGACGAGCTGTATTATCGAGACAGTCTTGAAGCACGAGACCGAGTCATGAAGGATGTCATGAGTTTCCACAACAAAATCAAAGAGAAGCTCTATCAAGTCAACATCAAGCAAGGTGATACGCTCCTGGAACTTGCGGTTGGACGAGCCAATGACCTTCACAAGTGGCGCAAGACCAAACCGTCGAAGATTGTAGGTGTTGACTTCTCGCGTGGAAACATTGAAGGCTCACGACAGGGCGCATGTGTTCGATACCTCCAAGAGAACGCCAAGCAGAAGTTACCTCCTGCGTTGTTCATTGAAGGTGATATGACTCAACCTCTGTTGGAACAAGACAATCGATACCTCAAAATACTCGATAAACGTTCACCAGCTCCGACTGAATACTTGCAGAAGTTTGTTGGACTGACCGAGTTTGATGTCATTTCGTGCCAGTTCGCCATTCATTATGCGTGCGAATCCGAAGAGACCTTCCGAACCTTTGTAGGCAATCTCACACGACATGGAAAAGGCTTATTCTTCGGAACCTGTATGGACGGACAATCGGTCTACTCCTTATTGCTCGGAAAGGACGGACACCACTTCCGTTCAAAGGACCAGATGTTTGGCGAGTTCTCCAAGCAGTATGCGGATGGAGATGGGTGGACCGAAGAGTTTGGAAAGACCATTACCGTCAAGTTGGAGAGCTTTGAGCGTCCGACCAAAGAGTATCTCGTTCCGTTTGGAAAGGTCACAGACATCTTACAAGAGAATGGATTTGAATTGGTGAAGACCATGACCTTCGGTGAAGAGTATGCTTCACAGACACAATTTGTGTTGACCGGTGACTTGCAAGCCTTCTCCTTCCTTCACCGCGGATTCATGTTCAAGCGTGTAGAAGCTAAACAAGAAGTCGAAGTGCCAATGGTTCCTGTGGAAGCACCCAAAGCCGAAGTGCCAGCTCCTGTAGCCGTAGAAGCACCTGCACCACCCAAGAAACGAGTGCTCAAAGTCAAAGTGCCAGTAGAAACGGAACCACCTGTGTTCTTCTTCGCAGGCAATCCAGCGTTGAATGAATTCAAAGAGTTCAGCTCAATGCACGAAGCACCCGTTCAAATCGATGGAACAACCTTTCCGACGGTCGAACACTACTACCAATGGTCCAAAGCCAAACAGTTTGGAGACGCAGAGATTCAAACGAAAATCATGAAGACAGCCAGTGCAAAGTCTGTCAAGTCGTATGGCAAGAAAGTGAAGAACTTCAATGAAGAAGCGTGGACTGAACGAAAAGACCAAATCATGCGAGTCGCGGTCAAAGCCAAATTCATGCAGCATCCAGAGTTACTGAAGAAACTGCGTGATACGGGAACACGACCGATTGCTGAAGCAGACCCCCGTGGAAAATACTGGGGCATTGGAACTTCCGCAGACACTTCAAAAGCCAAAGACCCTGAACGATGGCCCGGAAAGAATATGCTAGGAAAGATACTCATGGAGCTTCGAACTGAATTGAAAGATTCGTAAGTAATAAATGGGACAGAACTCTGCAAAGCCCCAAGTGATGTTCATGCCTCCTCTTCCTGGTGGACCGGGTGGACTCGGAGACCAAGCAGTAATGGCATATGCCCAAGGAGCACGAACACCGGGAGAAATGGCACGACAAATGGCACAGAATCAACTCTTAGCGTTTGTGTTTACTCTCATCATTCTAGGGATCGTCTTTTTGGTCTATTGGTGGATGGGCAAAGAGGTTCCCATTACAAAAACCGTTCAAAAGTTCCGTAATATTCAACCTCACGATGAAACACCGGATATTTACGAACGAGTTTGATTATAGTAGTCCTCATAGGACATGCGAGCCATAGGAGGTGCGCTATTTGAAATCACATGCGGAACAAAGCGGTTGAACAACTGCTGTCCCACGATGGCTGAAGCCTGTTCTGCAGTCATTTCACCTTTTTCAATTTTTCTCTTGAGGTTCAACATTTCAAAAAACGTTTGGTCCAGTCGCTCTTCAAGGTGCATCTGATAGAGACTAGGGTAATTGAAATACAAGGCTTCGTTCTCTGCCTTGACAGCTTGTTCGTATTCCAACTTCTGTCCACTCTGTTTGAGTGCACGATGTTTTGTCTTGCTTTCATCCATTTGTCTCACCAGTGCTTGAATCTGGGTTGCGGTCAAAAGCCTGTCGTTAATACTGCGTTCTCCTTCACGGACTTCATCGGGTGTAAGTTCACGAGCCTGCATGTTTATTGGTAGACTCCATAGTTTAAACGAGAACCGCACGCAGCTTGGTCATCAGAACATCGCATTCATCCGAATGGGTCATTCCTGTTAAGATGATGTTTCCAGTTCGAAACACTTTTGCAATCCATTTAGTGTCGGGGAAGTAGATTTTCACTGCAGGATAGACTGCAGGTTCATAATTGGTCTTGAATCCCTTGGTGCGCAGTGTTGCATGAAGAGTATCGCGAGACAGATTGGTTACTCCTACCAACTTTGTCTTGTAGTTCATGAGGACTACACGACGATTGTCTGGAGTCCATGTGCCTTCAAGTATAGCATGAGGACAGGTAGTTGTAATGTGATCGCGTAATCGTTCAGTCACATCTCGATCATAGCGTTCATCCAAAACACCTGTGATATGAAACACGCCGTTCTGAAAGATTTTGATAGTGATTTCTTTATCGAATAAGGTTCCGTCACCGGAAGACAATACAACCAAGGTAATACTATTGTGTCCAAATCCTGTCGTTCTTCGGGGCTGTACAGTAGTCTTGCGATGACGAATACGGTCCTTGCGAGACTCTCCACGACGAAGCACGCCTTGTTTTTCAATTTTGATTATTCTCTCTGTCAGTGGTAGTTCGTGCACCAAAACATCGGTGTTCAATCGCACTCCCATCGTATACAGCACGACCATCGTTGTGAGTGTTGGTGAATCCATTGGGTCTTTCTGTGTAGAGGGTATTGATTTCGTTTTTCCACGCGTGCGACAATGAAAGAGGAAAGGCTGTTACCAGTCCGCATGTGAATTTGCGCAGTGCTTTGCGTAGAATGACTTCTTCATGCGGTGTTAACATCCATCCATCGAGGTATCCGAACCATAATCGAACATCGGTCTGATGCACGCAAATGTCTTCAACCGTTTGTGCGAGTTCCTCCAATGGAGTCATCGACAAGTCAATCCAATGAGGGGGTCGTTCCATCTTGAAGGTATAGACCTCCAGCATTGTATTGTTATCACTAGGGTCATCTAAACGCAGACAAAAACGCAGTGAGTTCGCATGTCATTCCAACCGTTGAGGTTCCTGTAGGAACGGTTGAAGGACGCTGAATATCCAACAGCAATACGATTCGGTCTTCTGACGGATGAAAATTGAAAGCCTTATGTAGTTTTGAATCGTCAAACACTATCCACTCTCCTTCTCGATGAAATTGAAATACATCATTGACTACCACTCCACAGAGAATATCACCTTCTGGAACTTTCACTGGCAAATGGCATCGCAACACATGATTGGACAACGACGCCCATCCACGATGATATTTCAGTGCAGTATAGGGTCCTAGACGACTAAACCCTGCAGTTCGTAGTCCAGGGATTTGTTTGAGCAGTGCAACTGTTTTTGGAAATCGTCGAACTGCGGATTGATTCCATTGAGTCATTGAAGGGTCATTGCCTGGAAAGGTTGCACAAAAGGGAATGACCTTCCATTCAGAGTCAGGGGTTTGGTCGTATAACGTCCGTTCAGGCCAATCTTGCCATTGATCGTCATTCAGTTCAGATTTCACTACATCCAACTCAATCCGCCCAAGTTCAGGAAAAATAGACCGCCAGTCATAAAACTCCATTACGCGTTGGGTATCGATGTATGTAAACGATTACCTATCTTATCTTTCAATGCGTTTTGTTGAGCCACTGTCAAAGAACATCCACATCCTCTCGCAAAGACAGGTGGCTTACCACATACTTGGCAACAGGCTGCAGTTGAATAGCCGCGTTGGTAGGCGTTCTTTGCGGCTTGTTTGAGTGCGGCTTGTGTATCTGTCGCAAGCAAGTCATTGTATTCGGGCATAGCGGTCGATGAATAACAGACAGGCGCAATTTGAGATGCTTTTGCATTGATTCTCCTTTCCGATTGAGCCACCGCTTGACCTGCAGTAAACTCGTTGTAGGTGGATTGGTCTTGAACGGTGTGTGCCTTGGCGTAGCGTGAGTTGACGCGAGTGGAAGGTCCGTCCAACACGAGAACACCTGCAGATGCAGGAGTCTTGCTGTCTTGAACACCGGATGCAGCTAATCGTTTGACGATTTCCGTTTGATGTCCTGCGTCGCGGTGTGGTCGTGTATCTTGAACCTTTCCAAGGCGTTGTTGCATTCGTCCTAGGTATTCGCTATACGAAGACATTTACTCTTTACTGTGAAGTAAAAAGGAATGGAGGTGTTACGGATACGGATTCCGAACATTCACTATTGTTGTGAGAAGGACTGCTATGAGCTGTCAACTTCGGTTCGGTGTCGTGAGTGCACACTCAGACTCTTCTTAAACGCCAGGGTGCGTCAAGAAATGCCTGCGACAACACTCCCGCGTCAATGCAAGATCGTCCATAGCACGCCCCTCAGCCGTTTTTTGAGTGGTTGAGGTTAGATACACCAACTCATCCTTTTCAGACCGACCATCTTCAACACGTTTCCCCTTCACCAACGCTAGGTATCGTTTCCACTTGCCCGCAATGGGTAGGTTACAGGTATAACAGCGAATGGGTATTGGGAAGTCCATACTCTCTCTTGTTATCCATTCCTACTTCCGTTTTTCTTGTCTACCGAAGAAATAATGAAATCTCGTGTCCTCCTCGTAGTGGGTGTTTTGGTAGTGTTAATACTCATTTCCTTTGCATCCTTGGGCGCCAAACAAGTCTTTCCAGGTGTCGTTGACCTTCCTGCACGAGTCCAACGCGATTTAGCAAACGAGAAAAAGCGATTCCTTCCTGAAAACAGCGTGGATATTTCGATGGCGATGAAGTTGATTACCCATGACCCACCGAGTTTCTACGGACCTATTGCAAAGCAACCACCTCTGTTGATGTATCCTCCCTCTGAAGAGACCCTCGAACGAATGTCGGGTCGTTAATTACCATATAACCTCCAACTCTTGAGCAGACCAATACTCTGCGGTGTCGTTGGGCATCTGTCGACGAATCAGGAAGGGTAACTTTCTCTGTTCAATCTCACGCTTTGCAACATTCCATACAAACATCGGGTCGCTTGTTTTGAGTCCTTCTAGACTTACCAGCGGTTTCGCTCCTTGGGCAATCTGTTCTGCGCGTGTAGCGAGTAAGGTTGTGTATTCATATTTCGTAAAGTATTCACGGGTTTTACGGGGTTCCTTCAAGGCATCCATGACTTGGGTTCGAAAGACTGGTTTTACTTCGGGATGGTCCATTGTATGTGTTGTCCGAAGATTTACCTGAAAATCTTACGTTTTACATAAATGCCGTATACACCCGACGCTTCCAGTGTAACTCGCCTTCAACGAGCCCATGCAACAATCCCTGCGGACCCAGTGAAAAAGTCACGAACCTTTGAAGCCGTCACTAAGGGTGGATATCAATCCGCACTGCTTCGTGCGTCGAGTGCGGGACAAGAGTTGTATTTTGCACAATCCGTCCTTAGAAATCCAGAGTGGAAGTCGCCGCAGTTCAACGGAAGGTTTTTCGTGAAGTAAAGTAATGCCAACCCTCTCTGCGTCGGATTACACCAACTATTTGAAATATAAGACAGCTGCGCTTGCGTATACCTCTGGAAACGCTCCCCGTGCAATCCAGACAGTGGACCAAGCCGCACCCACTATGAATGTCATCAACTCCATAGTAAAAACGAGCCAAGCAGCCTATGTCGTCAATCCTCAAGAGACCGTCATTACTGGCTTGAACTATGTGCGTGCACGAGCACCCGAACGAACCAACAACCCAAAAAACTTATCCACTGTGTCATGGGCATCTGGAAGCAGTATTACCTCTACAACCTCCTCCAAGACTCAACAACTTGGGGGGTTACCTGCGAAGAATGTAGTCGGAACCTACACACGTATTCCACAGAATGCTGGATGGATTCAAGGCAATATGATTTCAAGTGGACCTAAACGCTTCTAACCTCGTGCAAGCTGCTTCCACGTAGTATTACAGACAGCACACTGATACAACCATCGAACATTCACAGGGTCCAACTTGATTCCCACAATCTGTGAGTCGCTGCCACGGGTCGAGCAGGCGTCATTGGGACAGACCATTGTTGTAAAACGAGGGAGAGTTGGGTCATACTTTAGATATGGATTGATTGAATACTGAACCGAGGTATCCTGTTGAAGGTCGTGCTCGTACACGACAGGATTTGCCTTTGTAATCTCTTCTTCGTAAGGACAGCTACGGCACTTGAGAAACGCAGACTTCTCTCGCTCCTCAATTGAGTAGAGAAAGTTGTTACACTGTTTGCAGAACTTCATTGTGCCTTGTTTTATTAGATCGGCGTAGATTCCTTTTGAAATCTGGAAACATGCGTTCAAAACGGATGGCGGTCCGCATTCTTGTCGGAGCTACTAACACAGGAATGCCGACTAAACTTGACTTCTTTCTAGGCGGAAATCCTAATGGGAAGTCTGACCAAGAAAGGTCAGGACGCAAGACTGAAAAGGGACAACCCTACACCTTCAACACAATGGACGGTTATGACCATTGGCTGGTCAATTCAGATGACCTCCCCAAATTCTACGAACTCTATTATGCGAACATCCTGAACGGTGTGCCGATGTATTACACAGAGCGCTGCACTCCGATTGGAGAGCTTCGTGTCGATTTGGACTTCAAGTATGAGGGTATCGTCGAAGAACACAAGCATACACCCGAACAAACTACCGCCTTTGTCAAGGCCTACATGGAGGAAGTGCGAAAGCTCGTGGACTTGAAAGACGATGTGGAAATCTATGTGCTCGAGAAGGACAATCCAACCTTTCAATCCAACAAGAACCTCTCTGCCTCTGGAATCCACATTCAGATTCCCTCCATCAAGTCTCGTCCTTCCGTAGAAGAGACAATTCGCCGTGTCTTGGTGCGACGTATGGAAGAGTTCTTCCCAAACCTTGGACTCCTACACGACTGGAACAAGGTCTACGACACCAGCCCTCTCAACCACAATGGACACTGGCCTATCCTAGGCTCAAAGAAGAAGGACGATGGAGCACTTCCTTACAAGATTCGCTATGTGCTCGACTACGACCACGAGACTGGTGAACTCAGTATGGATACCAATGTTCCTGCAGTCCCTACCTTGGAGTTGATTCGTAAGCTCTCGACACGCTCTCTTCCATCCGAAGAGACACCCTTGACAACTCATGGAGAACTCAACTGCAGGGCACCTTCCACTGAAGTCCCTCGGTCCGTTTCCCGAGGACGCACAACTGCACGTGAAACCAACGATTCTCGTGCTTCATCGCCGGGACGACAATACATTGAACCCTTGACTACAGTTCGTAAACAATACATTCGCGACCATGTCTTCAACCTCAAAGCCGAGCGATACACTGAGTATGAGCCTTGGATTGAAGTAGGAGTGTGCTTGAAGAACATCCACCCTGACCTAGAGGATGTGTTTCAAGACTTTAGTGAACAAGTGAATGCGACAAAGCCAGGCAGTTACAACCAGTCGCAATGCATGAACAAGTGGAATGGATTTAGCTTTCGAGTAGAAGGTGAACGACTCGGTGAAAAGAGCTTGCGATACTGGTCACGAGAGGACAACCGAGCAGGCTACGAGGAGATTGAGAGCCGAAATGTTGACAAGCTCGTAGATGATGCTGCTGCAACTGCAACTGATTACGATGTTGCCTTGGTCGTTCACGCAAAGTATCGAGATGAGTTCCGATGCGGCTCCTTCGTCAACAACGACTGGTACTACTATGTCGGACACATCTGGAAGAACTCTGAGAAGGGTGTTGAACTCTTGAAGCGTCTCTCTTCGGATGTAGCCAAGGTGTTCTTGGAGAAGTCTCTGATTGAAGGAGAACGACTCAAGCATGTAGCCTGTCAGCACAAAGAGCCTGACCCAGAGTGTGATGGATGTAAGTCGGAGAAGAAGATGAAGCAGTATTCAGCCGTTCGATTGAAGCTCAAGAGCAACGCCTTCAAGAACAACATCATGCGTGAGTGCCAAGTGCTCTTCCACGACGCAGAGTTTGCCAAGAAGCTCGATGACAACAAGCACATCATCGCCTTCAACAATGGAATGTTCGACACATTGACCCAGACCTTCCGAGAGGGTCGTCCAGACGACTATGTCAGCATGTGCACCAATATTGACTACAACCCTGATATCAAGTACAATGAGTTCGCCTGTTGGAAAGACCTCAAAACCTTCCTTGAACAAATCTTACCGATTCCAAGTGTTCGTATGTTCTTCATGAAGCATCTTGCGACTTGTATCTCGGGTGTGTTCCAGCCTAGGTTCATGATTATGACCGGTAATGGTTCGAACGGCAAGTCGATGTTGTTGAACTTGATGGCAACCGCGATGGGTGACTACTGCTACAAGGTGAATGTGGCGATGTTCACACAGAAGCGTAACAAGGCAGGTGCTGCTGCGCCTGAGTTGATTCGCATGAAGGGTCGCCGCTTCGTAATGATGTCCGAGCCAGACGAAGGAGAACCACTCTCCACAGGTGTTCTCAAGGAGTTGACCAGTTGCGAGAAGGTCTCTGGACGCGACTTGTTTGCGGGTTCCAAGCAGATTATAGAGTTTGATGTTCAAGCCAAGATGCACTTGGCCTGTAATGAGAAGCCACCTGTGAATACCAATGACGGAGGCACATGGAGACGATTGAAGGTGGTTCACTTTCCGTCCAAGTTCGTAATGAACCCACAAGGACCGAACCAGTTTATGGTGGATGAGACGATTCAGCAAAAGGTGTTGTCACCCGAGTGGGCAACCTGTTTCATGAGCTACTTGATTCACTTGTACACCGAAGGCAAGGGACTTGGTAAGTTGTCTCCTCCCGCAGAAGTGGATGCATACACCAACGAGTATCAGGACGATTCAGACATCATTGCTCGATTCGTTCGCGAGTATGTGCATACTGACGAACTGATTGAGGGAGTAACTGTTTCATGGAATGATGTATCGTCTACCTTCCAGGAGTGGAAGCGTCAGAACGAGTTGAGTTATCGTGGAAGTGCGACGGATTTGAAGAAGCGATTAGAGGAACGATTTGGAAAGTACCCTAGGAGTGGATGGACCGCCTTCCGTTTCGGCGGCGTTTAGCGGGTCTCTTCTCCTTACGATAGGTGCGACGACCACCCTTCACAGAAGTAGTTGTCACACCATCGACTGTGTTGGCAAGAGGAGTAGACTTAGCTTGATCTAACTCGGTTTTTGCCTTGTTCAAGTCAGCTTCGATACGAGTGACCTCGTCTTTTGCCTTGGTCAGTGCGGCTTGCGCGGCGTCCACTTTAGCTTGGGCGGCGGCAACAGGGTCTGCGGCTTTAAAGGGTGATGAAAACGAAGGAAGTGAAAACCAACTCATTGTTCTATTGAACTATTTTTCCTTCTTACGCCTGTCTGTTCGCGCCAATCTTGGAGAGGTAGTAGGTGCGGAGGACGCCAATTGCATAGACGACAATGGCGAAGGAGATCATGAGCTGAATGGTGGCGGCTAAGAGCTCACCAGTCTTGAGGGTGACACCGCTGACGACCACGACGGATTCTGTTAAGCCCTTGCTTCCGAGAGGGGCAAGGAGAGGGGCGATGATGCCGTCTGTGAGTGCGGAAAAGAAACGAGAGACGACTGAACCGAGGTAAACTGCCGCTGTGAGAATGATGATATCCTTTGTGTCTAACATTTTGTTTAGAAGCACGGATAATCTTTTGGAGGTAAGTGAACAATGGATACCCGATTCTGGGGGCCTTCGGGATGGCAACTCTTTCATTTGATTTCTTTTTCACCTTCACCTCGAGAAGTATTGGACGATATGAAAGATGTGTTGCCCTGTGCCTTCTGCCGAGCGTCGACGACCGAGTTTGTGAAAAAACACCCTCCCTCCAAACCCTATGGGCGATGGCTCTACGACCTGCACAACAAAGTCAACAACAAGCTTCGGCGGCAGTGTTCTGAGGATCCTTCCGTGATTTGTCCGGAAGCCGACCCCGAGTTTGAAGAAGTGAAAAAACGATATGAAACGATGAAACCTACTGCAGTGCCTGGACGAGACTTCTTGATGGCGATTGCCTACAACTATCCTTCGGACCCAGAGCCGCGGAATATGTCGACTCAGCGTGAGTTCCTTCATCATTTAGCCGATGCGTATCCCTTTGAAACGTTCCGCAGTGTCTTTCAATCCTACATCAAAGCTCATGAACCTGCTTTGAAGAATCAAAAAACCTATACACGATGGATGTATGGACTTCTACAGGAGTTGTCGTCAGTTGCAAAGGTTCCAATGAAGAGTTATCGTGGCTATATGGCCCATTTGGCGTATTACAAGAGCGGTTGCTCACGTAAGACGTATAAAGGAAAAACCTGTAGGCGTTTGGGAGGGGAAAAGTATACGAAGCAACGAGACCACACGATGACCCGACGTGTCACCCTGAAATCCTTATTATAGTTACTTCTTCTTGTCTTTCAAGGCTTCGAGTTGACGCACATGTTTTGCAGAGTAACATGTGTCTTTACCTTTGGCCTTATCTTTTGCGGACTTCTTGCTTTCTTTACGAGTTTTAGGGTCTTGATCCATTATGTGAAGGGGGGAGGCTGTTTGTTTAGACACACTTAAATCCGTTTTTTATAGGTTTTTTTAGCAATCTTCATGATTACACGCAAGGGTTTACCTTTGTTAGCCTTCATGGTCTTCTTAACATATGAAAGCCATCTGGATGTCTTTCCACCGCGACGAGGTTTAGGAGGTGGTCTCTTGACGGGTCCATACATCGGACCCTCTGAAACGGGTGGTTCAACCGATGGTCCAACCGATGGTTCAACCGGAGATTCCTTGTGAACGGGTCTAGAAGGAGGTGTAGGCATTCCTTTCGTTATTTCATCAATCATAGTTCCACCACGGCGTGTCTTTACCATTTTATGGTTTAAAAAAGAAAAGTTGTTTAGTAGAGTTTTAAGTTACCACCCTTGCGCGATCTGCCACGACCGCCAGTCAAGGGAGCTGCAGTGGATGCAACACCTCCTCCACCACCAAACAACTTGAACATACGACGAACAGTCTTCTTGGAACCCTTCTTAGAGACTTTGGCGGTCTTCTTGTAGGTCTTTGCAGCCATCTTCAAGACTGCGGATAAAGGCTTGCCCTTGTTGGCCTTCATTGTCTTCTTAACGTGGGTCATCCATGCACTTCGTTTGCCACCTTGTTGTATTTCACTCATTTTGTTTACTAGGTAAGAAAGATTCTGAACGCAGGGTTTCAGGTTTTTCGTGGAACCCACCTTTACTTGAATCAAATAAGTTCCATTGACATCCCATGGCTAACGGTCTGTCCCGACGAACATTCACCGTTCGAAGTTCGGCGTCCGGTGCAACCATGACGATGTGGTCGCGAGTATATCGAATCAACTCCTTTTCATCCCGTGAATGAAGGGCTTGTTGATAGGTGAGACGACGTAGTCCAGACTCAGTCCACGACAGATTGACCAAATCGTCCAACTCGGTTCCCTGTGTGCCTCCCGAGACAATCAAGACCTTATCCTTCAAGCTATCCAGAGGAAGAGTAGGAATATTCTTGGTGGTTGACACCAGTCGACGGCGCACAGTGGTCATTAAATGTTCAGCCATGCGGTTCAACACAATGGTCTTGTCGGTATGCGGCACAATGGACAAGATGAAGGGGTCATTGGACGGGAATACATCGTTTGCAATGAGGATACAGACCTGTTCAAAGGTAATGTTATCGGTCGCATAGTCGTATCCATCATTTTGAGGATGAAGAGCCACTACTGGATGGTCTTGTTCATCGGAATACACATGGACTTCTAAGAGACGCACACCTCGAGCCAATGCAGTTGGAATGTCTTCAAAGACGGAGCCAGGCACATAGTAATCACAGAGTCGTTTGCGAGTCATCAAGACAGGTTGGACTCCAAGGGATTCATCTTGTAAGAGGTATCCGATGAAGACAAGTAAAAGTACGACTAAGAGCCATTCCATTATTCTTTTGCGGATGATTCTTTCTTGGGCATCGTGAACAACAGATTGCGAAAGAGGTTGACCACATCATCGGGCATGGATTGATTCATGGGTAAGTTCATCAAACAGGCGTAATGGAAGTATAAGCAATACATACCGCATTCAGAATCCTTGTATTGGTGTCGTGTCTTGTTGTAGGTCATCTTCATGGGCTTTGAGTGAATGCCCGTAGAATCCCATTGGTCTTTCCATCGTTTCATCAAGATTTTGATTTCCTTCTCGGGTTGTGCTGCGTAGGAATCAAAATAAGTCACACGAGGAAACTCCAGCTCAGGACGGACATCGCAAAAGACCGCAACCCAATGTTGACCTGGACCATCGTGAGGGTCTGTATTGATGACAATGCCAAACTGCTGCTTTCCTTTGTCGTAGAGGGATTTGAGTTTCATGGAACACAAGGCAGAGACCAAACACTTTTGGGTTTCAGACTTCAAATCAAAGTCGATGGGCACCGTTCCAATATAATGATAATCTGCAAAGACTTCAGTATAGTTCCGCTCGACTGCATCAATGTCATCGGACGATAACCATTCATATCGATTCAACGACCATTCTTTGGGTGCCTTGGGTCTGCGTAAGAGACTAGAGACAATACACTCGGCTCGACCGGTCTTGCATTTTTCACGAAAGCGGTCTTGAAGTGATCCCCATGTGTCTTCTGCAGACTCCTTTGGGATAGGTGCTTCACGTGGATGTTCTTTATTGTAAACTTGTCGTAGTCGTTCGATTTCGTCTTCGTCAAACACCGACATCCCTTGTTCAGTTGAGATACTTTATACTCTAGTATTAATGGTCTTTCCAGAGACAGTGGTTCTATCCATCACCGTTCATGGACTAATGTCGGTTGAAAATGGAACCGTACCAAAGTTTACAGTTCCAGAAGGTATGCGTATCAAAAAGATAAGTGCAGTGGCTCCAGGAGTGTGTAATGTAACTACGGAAGAAGAAATAAAAATAGCAACTGACTCTATCCGCAAGGTGTTTGGTAGTCCAGACCTAACGTATGAGGAGATAGACTCTAAACTCACACCCCTTATAGAGTCTTTAAAAACATTAGAGTCCAAAACGTTACCTACTGTTCGAAGTCAGTTAAAAGGAGAAAAAGATACAAATATGAGTAACTTTTTACGTCACACCGATAAGGGGTTTTCAACAGTAGAGTATCTACCTGGGAAGCCTATGATTAATAAAGAGTTTGGTAGATCTGATGGTGAAGGAATTGAAACTGTTGACGACTATAAGATTACTGCACTCAATGCAGTAGGTCAACCTGATATTCACTCAATCATTGTATCGGGACGACCTGGAGCAACTATGACTCGAGGTTCTACAAAGAGTGAAGGAGACTATTTACTTCGTTTATCCACAATTGTCACATTCTTACAGGAAAGAGGTGTAAAGAACATTCTACTCTTTGACTTTTCGTGTTCGGAAATGACAGAGGGTAGTGAAAGAGGTAAACGATATTTAGGACGGAACTTAAAAGGACTCAACGGCGGAAAGAAAACGAAAACTCGGTCTACAAGAAAGAGAAAGTATGGACACTTTAAAACCAATACTCACTCGCTATTTGGAAAACAACAAACAACTCGCAGACGTAAACACTCGCGCAAAAGACCTTCGCGAACATCGACAAACTCTTGAGTTGGATTTAGCCGCTGCGTACACTGAATCTTCATTACCCGCAAAGATTGAGTTGAATGCGTCCAAGATGGTGTTTCAAGTGAAAAAGCCAGGGGAATGGAAGAAGGGATGGTCACTTTCGAAGAAGCAACTACAGAACTACTTGATAGAGATTCTTCCCGAACATGGGGAAGATGTAATGAAAGAGATTATGCGTCGTCATGAACGCACGTTGGTTGCAGATGAATATTCATTCGAGTTAAAAGCATTACTTGAGTGAGAGATGGGTCCTAGTGGGGGGTGCTTTCTGTGCTTCTCGAACTTGTCGGAGCATCTCTTGCAGTTGTTGAAGGTCTTTTTCCAATGTTTGAAGATTCGTCTCTACCATGAACCCTGTATGGATTCTCGCGATACACGGTGCCATCTCTCGATGGGCGCGAACAACACGGGCAGTCAGAGTCAGTAAAGCTTTTTCCATTAATGTATGATGTTGTCGCAAGATATTTTTAAATGAGAAAACGGACCTTCACGAAGTAATGTATAGACTATAATGGAATCCTATTGTCCTTACAATTCCGCCAATCGCCCATTCACTGAACGAGATATTCACAAACTCCTTCATAAACACGGTTTGCCACACTATCGAGCACAGAATGTGCGAGTGTTTCAGACCGCGATGGTCCATACAACGTATGTCCGGAGAACGGACTACACAACTCCCGATGGAACACCTGCTCAACTTGCACCCTGTCCAAATGGCGTCATGCCACTTCAAGATGAATCCTATGAATGTCTAGAGTTTGAAGGGGATTCAGTCTTGGGTGTCTGCGTGGCAACCTACCTTCGTAAGAAGTATCCAGAGAAGAAGCAGGGGTTTCTCACAGATGCCCGTAAAGTCTTGGTGAATAATGAATGTATCGGTCAGCTCTCCAAGACAATTGGGTTGGATAAGTTCTACGTCATCTCTCGTCACAATGAAGAATCGCCCGCCATTGCAGGGCGTAACAATACGAAGAAACTAGGAGATATCTTTGAAGCCTTTATCGGTGCATTGTGGACCGACTGCGGTAATCGGTTTCATATCGTGTATACCTTTGTAACCTCTGTAATGGAGGCATACCTAGACATTGAAGAAGTGATTCATGAGACGACGAATTACAAAGACTTGTTTCAGAAACAATGTCAGCGTGAACTCAAGTTAACACCGACCTACGAGATGTTATCGAATGACCCAAAGAAGAATGAGATACGTGTTGCAGTCTGTGATGCGAATGGTAAGCACCTAGCCTATGGACATGGAAGCACACGCAAAAAGGCTGAACAGTTAGCCGCTAAACACGCACTCGAAGCTTCTGCGTAGTCAAGCGTCCCTTGCGATAGCGTTTCATGGTGCGACCTCGTGTCTGTAAGACTGACTTGGTGCAAATCGCAATCGCTGCAGATTCCTTATTGGAACCCTTACGAGCCTTGACCGTTTTTCGCACGCTCTTGACACACTTATTGAACTTGGACGAAATACGCATTACTTATGGTCTGGGAGAGAGTTTCGTCAGCGCCGCAATTTGTTGGACTTTGTTTCGTAATTTATCCACTTCGTCATCACAGATTGCAAGGTCTTCACGAAGTTGAATAACTTCTTGATTTGAAGGGGACTCACTGACGTACATGGACTTCGGGATTGATTTAGCTGGAACCACAGATGGAACCACAGGAACCACAGGAGGGACCGACTTACGTGTCTTCGACTTGACCTTTCGTGTCTTTTTCACCTTGACCGGTGCAGGAGGTGGAGGAACAATAGGAGCCCCAGGAACCCCAGGAACCATAGGAGCAACCGATTTACGTGTCTTCGACTTGACCTTTCGTGTCTTTTTGACCTTAACCGGTGCAGGAACCATTACAGGAGCAACCGCAGGAGCAACCACAGGGGCAACCGCAGGGGCAACCGCAGGGGCAACCGCAGGGGCAACCGCAGGGGCCGCATACGAAGGGGTGAATGCAATGGGTATGATTTTACGAAGATTGTTCGAGAAGTCTGCGTCATTCTGTGCTACAATACCCACAAACGCACCTAAGAACCGGTCGATGAGTTCTTTGCTAATCAGACCATCGTATTCCGAGGTTCCTATCAATGCCAAGGTATCCCACGACCGAGTTAGAACCAAGTGTAGTTTCTGTTTTCCTTCTTTCGTGGTTCGTTTCACGAGACCTGTGAAATAGCCTGTATTGTTGAGAATGGGTAGAATGAACTTATACTCACCTCGTCCCTGCACCCCCTTCGTGCTTTTCACCCAATCGAAATAGTCTTTCACCTTTTTCTCGTCACGAGAGTCGAAGGCTCGTCCCCAATCGTGGGCGACCAGACGACCGTTCATCAACGCAATGTTTGCGGCATGTAAATCCGTGTGCATGAGTCCATATTCATTGAGATAACTCATTGCAACTGCAAGGTTCGCCATCGCACCTGGAAACTTGGTCTTGAAGTCTGGAGTGCCAATATAACGATAAAAGTCCTTCCCTTGTTTAGGTGTGATGAGATTGACCAGTGGTCCAGTCGAAAGACCTCTAACTTTACACGATTGTTGTTCGTCTTCAGGCTTGAATTTAGGGGTACACGAGTCAGACGCAAGGTTAACAAAGTCTCGA